GCAAAAAAGCCGTTTTCTGCTGCGCTCCAGTGTTGCACCACTGGAACCCTTTCGGGCTAACGCATGAGAAAACGGCTTCAAGTAGTCGTGTGGTGCAACACTTGACGGAAAGAATTATATATCAAATGTTTGTAGTACAGCAACACACAGCTGAATTTTAAAGTAAAATTAGCCCTATGCCAAACAACTTAAACGCAGCAACGCTTGAAAAAGAGGCAGGGTACCCGGTACCCTCCCTCAAAAAAGAGCTGACTTTGCCGTGGCCACCCAAAGGGCTGAGCCCAAACGCCAGGCTTCATTGGGCAGCTAAGTCAAAGTTGACCAAGGCCTACAAAGAGGTTTGCTGGGCGCTTTGCAAACAGGCTGGGATGGTGGCTCCGGATTCACAAAGGATCGCGCTGTGGCTTGATGTTTACCCGCCAGATCGCCGTGCACGCGATGACGACAACATAATCGCCAGTTTCAAGGCGGGGCGCGATGGGCTGGCGCTGGCGCTGGGGATTGATGACAAGAGGTTTGTTCTCAGGCCTTTTGTCAAAGATCAAATTGGTGGTTTTATCAAAGTTCGATTGACCGCTTACGAGGAGAGCGTATGACACACAGGCAGCACATTAACAAAAAAGCCCTGGCTGTAGCCGATAAGGGTGTTGCCTGATGGCTACCGGACGCTCAATGCAGGAGCGCTACTTTGGCGCACGCACGACCAGCGACTTGCGATTGACCCCTGACCGCATTGGAAGTGCTGATGTGCTGATTGCTGCAGGTATCGTTGCAAAGCGCAGTGAGCGCAAGTCCGTGGCACTGGCGGTGTGGGGGGTGTTGGTCTCAGACCACATGACGGGAGCCAATGAAGTGGCTGAGATGATGGGCAGGTGGCTCAGGAAGCGCTCTTTTGCGCGTGATGGCAAGACGATGCCAGAGCTGGCCGCCAAAGACGTAGCAATGGCCGTGCTGAAGTGGTGGCGCCACCCGGCTTGCTTGACCTGCGGCGGGCATGGTCATCCGCTGATTCCTAATTCACCAGTGATCGACGAGAGCCGTGAGTGCCCAGCCTGCCTGGGGTCTGGCCACATACCGCTTAACCGCCTGGTGCGCACTGAGTACGTGGATGACGCTTACTGGCTCAGTGGAGAGATTGACACACTGTGCCAAATGGTTTTTGGCGAGATGGCTAGAGAGCTTCGAAAAGACTTGGAGTTGCTGTGAGATTCGTTTGGCAAAGCCCAAAGATGTTTTTTAGATGGGGTCTGTTCTTGTATGTGGGGAAAAGGCGCTACCATATCTTTGGGTGGTCTTTAAAATAATTGTTCACTTTACTGCAAAAGTTATTTTTTCTGTTACATTACAAGAAGCTACATAGCCGGACAGACAGCCCCGGCACTAAAACAAGCGGTTTTTTCAGGGGACAAGTGCCTCTTGCCGCAGCGCCAAACAACACTCACTCACCAAGTGTCAGTACTCTTGGCGAGTGAGTTACTTTTCTCCCTGTGTCCAGCAATGGACTTTGCCCCTGCTGAGGTAACTCCAGGGGCTTTTTTTATGCTCCCTGCGTGATCGATGGGATTGATATGGATTCAATTTCACCAAGCAGTTAAAAGCTTGAGGAGATTCAACTGCTATGAATAATGAAAAAACAAAAAGCAGCCCAGACTGGGAGCTGATTGAACGGCACTATAGGGCAGGCGTTAAGACAGTTCGGCAACTTGCTATTGAGTATGGCGTGTCACACACAGCCATTCAGAAGCGAGCGACTAAGTTTGGGTGGGAGAGAGACCTTACACAAAAGATACAACAAACAACGCAAAGCATAGTTGCCACAAAAGTGGTTGCCAAACTGGTTGCCACGGAAACCAAACTGTCGGATGCGGCAACCGTAAAGGCTTATGCCGAGGCTTCGGCAGCTGTTGAGTTGCTTCAAAGAGATGATGTCACACTGGCAATGAAGGTGTCTCGGTCGCAGCTTGAGGAGGTTGCCATACTATGCGATCCGGAGTTTCGAGAGCGTCTTGTCGCGCTTGGCGAGGCTAATGATAAGAGCACTGAGAATCGCTCTGATAAAGCTAATGAGTTGTACCAGTACATCATCAGCCTAGCTGGGCGGGTAAAGCTGAGTAAAGAGATTGCGGCAGCGCACGGTGTTTATATCCCGATGCAGCGCAAGATTCTCAAGCTTGACGCCGAGGGTGACAAAAGCCAGTCGAGCGTGGATGCTTTGCTGGCTAAGATCAACGCGGCGTCCGAATGACTGATGAAGAACGCGAGATTGCGCTGTGTAAGTTGCGCGACAACCTGGAGTTGTTTGCTTGCCAGTGCCTGAAAATCAAGGACAAGTCTGGTGACCTGAAGCCGCTTGTGCTGAACCGGGCGCAAAGACACATTCATGAGAAGCTCGAGGAGCAGCTCAAAAATACCGGCAAAGTCAGAGCTATCATTTTGAAGGGGCGTAAGCAGGGCGCATCGACATATATCGCGGCCAGGTTCTATCACAAAGCTGTGTTTAAGGGGCGGTCAGCCTTTATTGTGGCGCATGAGGATTTGGCCACGACGGGGTTGTTTGAGATCGTTCAACGATATCAGATCAATAACCCGGTAGCACCAAGCACCAAGGCATCGAACGCGAAAGAGTTGATTTTTAAGCAGATGGATTGTGGCTATAAGTTGGCTACTGCTGGTACTGATGATGTTGGGAGAGGCAATACAGCCCAGTTGATCCACGGCTCAGAATACGCCTACTGGCGCAACCCGCAAAAACACATGGCAGGCCTGGGGAATGTGGTTGGCAATGTGGATGGCACTGAGTTTGTGCTTGAGTCCACTGCGAACGGAATTGGCAACGGGTTTCATAACCTGTGGCAAGAGGCTGAAGCTGGCAACGGCGAGTTCATTGCGATTTTTACACCATGGTTTTGGGATGATAGCTACCGCTCTACGGTGGCGGCGGACTTCATTAAAACTGCTGAAGAGATTTTGTTGGCCGAGACTTACGGGCTAGACAACGAGCAACTGCAGTTCCGGCGCAACAAGATTAGCTCGTATGGCGACGGTTTTGCGTGGCTGTTCCAGCAGGAGTTCCCGAACTGTGCAGCCGAAGCGTTTGTGATTGCAGTTGGGAACCCGCTGATCAACCCAAGCAATGTGATGGCTGCGGTCAACAGCACGTCAGCAGACATGAATGCGCCGCTGATCATTGGCTGTGATCCAGCGGGCGATGGGATTGAGGACGCTGACAGGACTGCGATTTGTTTCAGGCGTGGGCGCACGGTGTTTCGCATGGAATATCACCAGGGGTTGGACACGATGCAGATTGCTGGCCTACTGAGCCAGTACAACACCGAGCACAAACCAGACGGTTTGATCATTGACAAGGGCGGTTTGGGCGCTGGTGTCTATGACAGGCTAAATGAGCTTAATGTGCCTGTTATTGGCATCAACAGCGCCCAACGTGCTACAGATTCAGAGCGTTACGAGAACATCCGTGCCGAGATGTGGTGGCTGATGAGTGAGTGGTTTGCTGATAAACCGTGCCGGATACCGAATAACGCGGCACTGATCAGTGATCTGACAGCACCTCAGCCCAAGGTGAGCTCAAACGGCAGGAAGTTGCTGGAAAAGAAAGAGCACATGAAGGCCAGGCAAGTCAGGTCGCCCGACGGCGCAGACGCTATGGCGCTGACATTTGCTATCCCGGTGAGCTACCGCGATTCGAGTCGTGGCGCCAGACCGACAAGAGTGAGACCAGCGGCCACATCGGCCGGTTATTGAGGCAGGGTACCCGGTACCCTCCCTAAATTGAAAGCAGATCATGATTGATGAAGAAACCCGCCAACGTGCTAAAGAGTATGCCGACAGCTTTGCTGAGGCTACGGCCGATGACCCAAAGCCGCCTGCGCCTGATCTGGAGCCAATGGAGCCCGTCAAAGAGGCTGCAAGCGCACCAGTTGAGGATGAAGATGCAAAGCTGTTCAGTGAGGCTTTTAACGCGTCTGATGCGCCTGTTAAACCTGCTGCGCCTGCGAACTTTAAAGATGCCTTCGCCCATGCACGAAAGAGCGGATTAAAGGTGTTTGAGTTCAACGGCAAGAAGTTCACAACGGCACTCAAGAGCGAGATGAAGGCTAAGCCCGATGTGGTCAAGGTGACTAAAGTGGTTAGTGCTGAGTCGCAGTTGCCAGTGGCCAACAAGGATGCTGAAAAAGCCAAGCCAACAATCTATGGCAACACTTTTGTCAAGGATGCGGTGGATTCAATCAAGGCCAAACTCAATGACGACACCCAAGTGGGTAAAGCCAAGTTCCACGCTAATGGTCGGCCGAACCTGACTGCGCGTTAATGAGCGACGATATCCAATACGAGATGGCCTCTCGGGAGGCGTTTAGGGACAACGGCACGACCACGTCTGTGATGAGCGCTTTGGGCGTGAAGCTGTTGCGTGAGTTCTCGACGGCCGAAGAGGATCGTTACGCCACCGAGTTGCGTTGGCTGCAGGATTTGCGGCAGTTCAAGGGCCAGTACGACCCAGAGGTGCTGGCAGCGATTGGCCCCAAGCGGTCGCGTGCGTTTGTGCGCAAGACCCGGGTGAAGGTCAAGACTGCGAACAGTCGCGTGGAGGACTTGCTGTTTCCTGCGGGCTCGGAAAAGAATTGGGAAGTGGATACGACGCCTGTGCCTACGGTGTCCGATGATGTGCGCAAGGGTGTGATCAAGCAGCTGCAGCAGATGGCGCAGCAGGCCGCGCAGCAAGGTCAGAAAATGCCAGCGCCTTACATCAGCAAGAAGATGGTGGATGATGCCGTTTTGAAGCTGTGCAAAGAGTCAGCCAAAGGCATGGCCAAGGTTATTGATGACCAATTGAGCGAAGTGCGCTACAAGCAGATTTGCAAAAAGGTGGTGAATTCTGGGCACTTGTTTGGCACGGGCATTTTGAAGGGGCCGCTGGTTGAGCGCCGCATTCGATCTAAATTTGTGCAAGAGAAGGGCAAATGGGTCGAGAAGAGCGAGAGCTATGTCGTGCCGTTTGTAGATTTTGTGCCGCTGTGGCGCTTCTATCCGGACATGGGTGCGGATTCGCTGGACAACTGCCGCTATATCTATGAGCGCCACCAGATGACGCACACCGACCTGGCTGAGCTGGCGCAACGCAAGAGCTTTCGAAAGGACATCATTGTCGAGTACTTGAGATCACACCCAAATGGTGAGTGCACGGTAAAGTTCATTGACGGCGAGCTTAAGAGCATCGGCGATAGACAGTCAAAACAAGGTGACAACGACGGCCGCTATGAGGTGCTGGAGCGCTGGGGTTATGTATCTGGCGAGGACTTGAGGTCGGCCGGGCTAGAGGTGGCGGATGACCGCAGCCATGAGAGCTTTTTTAGCAACATCTGGATGCTGCCCAATGGTGAGGTGGTCAAAGCTGTGCTGCAGCCGATTAACGGTGTGACCTGGCCTTACCATGTGTACTACTTTGATAAGGACGAAACATCGTTCTTTGGTGAGGGTTTGGCCAGCGTGATGCGTGATGACCAGACGATGATGAATGCGGCCACCAGGCTGATGCTGGACAACGGCGCGATCACTTCTGGCGCAATGATTGAAGTGGCAACGGGCTTGCTGTCAAGCATGGAAGAGGGGACAGAGATTGAGCCGTGGAAAGTATTTTTGCGCAACTCAACCAGCCCGGGAACACCTGCGGTGCGCGCGATTGAGTTGCCGTCTCGCTTGGGCGATCTGAGCGGTCTGGCAGACAGGTTTGAGAACAATGCCGATGAGGTGAGCGCGATACCCAGGTATATGACCGGGGAAAACGTGGCCTCTGGCGCAGGCGGCACAGCCAGCGGCATGAGCATGCTGATGGGTGCTGCCAATATCATGATCAAGGACTTGGTGAGCAATTGGGATGAGGGCATCACGCGCTCATTCATCACCGGTATGTACCGTTGGAATATGCAGTTTCACCCGGATGCAGCGATTAAGGGTGATTTTGACGTCAAGGCGCGCGGGTCATCAAGCCTGGTGGCGCGTGAAGTTCGAGCCCAGCAGCTTGATGCCTTTAGTCTGGCTGTGGCGAACCCGATGGATGCGCCTTTTATCAAGCGTGACCACTTGCTTCGCCAACGCGCCGAGGCGCATGAGCTCTCGGACGTGATCAAGACTGAGGAAGAGGTGATGGCTGAGCAAAACAATGAGCAGGCCGCACAACAACAACAGATTCAGCAGGCGCAGATGCAATTGACAATGGCTGAATTGCAGCAGAAGGTGGCCTTATTGACTGCACAAGCAGCCAAGGCGATGGCTGAAGTCGAATTGGTCAAAGCCAGGGCAACCGAGACCAAGGTAGGCTCTGTTTTTGCAGCATTACAAGCGGGTGGTGCAGCTACCCAGAATCCGCATGTCGCACCCGCGGGCGATGAGATTTTGCGTAGCGCCGGTTGGGCTGATGCAACGCCGAACCCGAGCATCGCCCAGATAAGTGGCCAGCCAGTGCAAGAGCGGCCTGTGTTTGACCCGACCAAAGAGCTAGACAAGCCAGATTCTGGCCGTGTTGGCCTGAATGCGGGTATGGAAACAGCGGTGATGAATGACAACTAAAAAAACCGAAGAGCAACTGATGCATGAACGCTTGATCGAGGCGTCGCGCACAGTGCGCCAATACGCTGGTAGCGAGTGTTCGCGCCATTTGATTGAGCTGCTTGACGTGTTGGGACGCAGCTATGTGACCGATTTGGTCAATGTGCGACCGGATGGCTTGGTCGCATTGCAAGCGGCCATCAAGCAGACCTATGCGATTCGCGCGATTGTGGCCGATGAAGGCCAGGACGTGCCAAAGATTTGATTCTCAACCCCGTGACTGATTGAGCCGCTTCATTGCGGCTTTGTTTCGTCCGGACAGTCCGAGTCCCGCAAGGGCTCTTTTTTTGCCCCGAAAGGAAACGCTATGAAACCCAATGACCAAACCGAGCAAGATGAATTTGCCGCCTCTTTTGACGAGGATATGCAAAAAAAGGAGATGACCGAGGATGAGGCTTTTGGCCTGACGCCTGACCCTGAAACCCCGGATGAAACCGAGGCTGAGGTGGCCGAGGAGCCAGCAGAACAAGAGCCTGCCGAAGCGCCAACGGATACCGCTGGTGCAGAAGCTGGCGATGCTGGTCCGACTGACGAGACTTCGGTGGTCGTGGCAGTAGAGCCGGGCGCCCAAGATCAAGGCGTGGAGGTGATGAGCCCGGAGGATGTTCAGCGCGAGAAGTCGTGGATGGGGAGGCTCAAAGCCAAGGAGGCTGAACTCAAGGCACGCGAGGAGGCTTTGAAGGCGCATGAACCCGCTGAGACGCCAGCCGAAGAGTCTGCTGAGGCCACTACGACTGAGGCAATGGAAGATGCGATGGACAAGGTTGACAGCGGAGAGTTGACCTTTGAGCAGGCCATGAAGACGCTGGAGTCTGACTTTGGCCCGGACTTTGCACGCATGCTTAGCGTGATTGCCAAGCGCATTGGCGGTGAAGTGGCTGATGAGCGTGCCAACGCGGTGCGCGGTGAGCTTGACGGACTGGTTGGCGAACTGCGCAACGAGAAAGAGAAAGCGCACTACGAGATGATTTCAGATGCCCACCCAGACTTTATGGATGTGGCCGCCA